ACAGCCACCATTTTTTCGTCTACACCGTCCAGCCTAGATAGACTTCGTTTGCTTAACTTGTAGCCCATAATTATTTCCCTGCATATTTACTGATTGCCCGATTTCCAAACCAGAATGCCAGAACTGCGCTGAATAATCCAGATGTCTCCCCATCCCACATGAGATCGACGGCCTGCATCCAGTCTCCACCAGCCTGCGTGACCTTGACCATAATTACTACTTTCGTAGCTACGAACAATCCGAAAAAGGCATAAGTAACAATAGGACGAACAGAACCCCGAAGACCGTTGATAAATCCTCCAGCGTCGATAGATCGATCATGCTCATACAAGCCCCTTGTTTCTTCGATGTCTGCCTTTTTATCTAGCTCGACCAGCTTCATTTCAGACCGCTTTTGTGCAAGCTCTGTTTCGATTTGCATCATTTCAATGCGGTGTTTTTGCTGCTGATTGGCCTTAAAGTAATCAAGCACTGACGGCAAAAACGATGATCCGAAGCCAAGCAGGCTTCCCAGAAGAGCCATCATGCTTTTTCCCCATTTATGAAGATGCCAAAGCAGCCAGTGAGTGCGCCCATACAGACGCTAACCAAACCCGCTTGGGCATTTGTTACTTGATCTGGGGGGATAGACATAAACCAGTGAACACTTTGATACGTCAGCACCGTAACAGCCAACATCATTATTCGCGGCAAAACTTTGAATTTATCAAACGTCTCTGGTGTCATAATCCTACCCCATTTTTGTTAGCACAGTTATAAGCATTAAGATGATTGCCGCACTGGCACCGATCATAATCGCTTCCAGACGCTTCACCCTCGTAAACAACTCTTTGTGTTGTATGGTCACCTCTGTGCGAAGAGATGCAAAGGTAATATTTAAGTCATCAATTCTGCTGTGTGCAGAGGCCACCGTGCGCTTATCCATACATTTATTACTCCAACTGTAGCTTTGTTAGCGGCATTAGCTAGGCTCAACGGGCCAAGTCACATCTGTAGGAAACCCAGACTGCGTTGGCACATCACGCAGTGCCTGTCGGTATGTTTTCCAAGCGTCAGGCACATGGTCAGGCCAAACGTGGCTGTCAGACAAAGCAAGTAGATGATTGCGGTAATCTCTCGCAGGTCCAGATGCTTTTAAACTGCCCATAATTTCCTTTAATTGTTCTGCATTTAAAATCATTATATAAACTCCACGAATGTTACGTAGCCACCCTGACCACTTTTAGAATAGCCTCCGTAGTTGGCACCTCGCACACCGCCAACTAATAATTGGTCGTGATCCGCTATTGTAAAACTAACACTACCAAAATTAACTACAGTTTTAGGGCCAGCCCCATGACCAAGGGAAGAAGAGCCGGGATTGTTAGCGTTACTAGCATTAGGTTGAGCGCTTCCAGCTAAATACGTTTCAGAGGTACTTCCTGATATAGCATAAGTATTGCTGTCTCTTGCTGTCGCGGCTGCACCAGCCGCGCTTGTTGAAGCATTGTTTCCTCCAGTGCCACCGCCATAAGTAGCTGCGTTTGAAGTAGAATTACCGTTACCGCCAGCACCTGCGCGGGTTGCTGCACCGCCGCCGCCACCCGTGTTATTACTGCCGCTGGAGCCGCCTGTGCCGCCAGTAAAATTAACAGTACCACCGCTGCTAGTGCCACCTGTTAATCCTGTTAGGTTGCTAGACCCTTGTTGATTACCTTCTGCTCCTTGTGTAGCAGTAATGCCACCTGCTGTCGTTGTTTTATCTTTGCTACCAGAACTTGGCCCTGAATCATCACCGCCACCAGCAATTTCATAGGCATAACTGGCGGCTGGGGATGATATAAATTTTTCCCCATAACTTTGGCCCCCAGCACCACCACTTTTATAACTTCCTACGCCAAGCTGCCCATACGGCGCACCGCTAGTCGCAGAGCCTACGCAAATAAGCATTTGTGTACCAATCGTAGTCGTGTACGTACCCGTTACTCTGTCTGGGTTAACACTTACATTGCTATTTCTAAATGTGGTGGCTTTATGAACAATCATATTTCTAGTCATGCCAACACTAGACCAGTTTGTTCCAGCCGTTCCGCATGATACAATTCCACTAGCACCAGCAGCTAGAATTAATTTAGATGCACTACCATTTCCGTTAATTGTGTCGCTGCCAGTTGTTTTAATAAACGCATCTACCGAAGATTCGCTACTAAAAACATAAAACAACCCATTTGCTGCCGCTGGTAGAGTAATAATTACTGGAGAAGATGCAGTCACAAGAATAAGATTGCCGTTTTGTGCAGTGGTCAAAGTTGTATTTGCAGTTACTGTAACCGTGCTTGCCGCAAATGCACCGCCAGCAGCAGCCCAACTAATATCAGTGCCGTCCGAAGTTAGAACTGTATCAGCAGCACCTTTGGCTAATCTAGCCGTTGCTCCAGAAGCATTGCCATACAGAATGCTGCCGCGAGTAATGGCATCTAGTTGGTTTAATTCAGCCGCAGTGCTTGTGACAGCGGTGGACGCGATAGTTAATTTATCTTGAGGCACTACCAATCCAGCCGCGCCACCAAGAATTAAATCATCTGCACTTGCATCCCACTGCATGTATGCACTGGCAGTATCGCCAAAGAACTTAACGTCATAACCAGTGTCATCAACTCCAACATTTACTGTTGCATCAATTTGAACTGCACCGTCGATATCCACAGCATCAAGGTTTGTCGTGCCGTCTACGTCGATATTGTCAAAATGTGTTGTTCCAGCCAGATTTACGTCTGTCAAAAGATCGTAAACAACTGCACCTGATCCTGCACCATCTGTGGCGATCATTTTGACCTGACCAGCAAGCACTGCAACATTGGCTCCAGAGCCTTGGGTGAATGTCAAAGTTGCAGACGTTGCATTCTCAATCATCCAAACTTTTGAAACCGTGTTGGGCAAAAGGCTGACTGTGCAAGCCTGACCACCACCAGTCAGCTTTAGATACATGCTGCGGTCAGCGTCTGATGCGCCATCCGCGAGTGTTATGTTGTCTGTGGATGCGTTAGCAATTGCGCGTGTGCCGTAGCTGAATGCTTCTGCAATCATTTCTAAGTTCAGATTTGTAACTGTACCCCATGCGCCCGACTGATCGCCAGTCGCCATTTCGTTGAGGCGTAAGTCATTGTCATAGGATGAAGCCATTTTAGTCGATCCTTATTATCGCATTGCTTGCAGTAGCCGCAGGAAATACAATTTTAAAAGTACCTCCAGAAACAGAGAAGTCACCACCAAAGTCCAAGATTGCAATTGCGCCTCTTGCGTTTGAAGATGCATCACCCAGCGTCTTGTTGTAGATCAATGCGCCACGGGCTGTGAATGTTGCGCTTGTCCATTCTGGGTCAGCCGCATCAAAAACACCACTTGTGCTGTTTTCAGTGACCGCTTTGCTAGACAATGCGTTGCCGCCTGTCGTGTACCCATTGCCGTTGGCAACTTCATTGCTGGTTATGTAACCATCCGTTGCCGCGCTCAGTGTCGCGCTGCTGGTGTATAGCGCAATGTAAATATTGTCACTGTCTAGGTGATGATCACCCAACAGAACATCTTTTTTAAAAAGTGTGGACATCGCCTGTGTGATAGCCATTATATGCCTCCATTGTATTCTGCTGCGTAATCACGTTGCATCTCTTGTACTGTAAGTTGGACTGCTTCGTCAAACTGGGTTTTATACAGAGATAAAGTTTCTGGCGCTTTTAAAAACGCAGAAGCCTCGTACAGAGCCGCAGCAAGAAGAACTGTGGAGGCGTTAGTGTCAATCCAAGTATTTGGATTACTGTTACTCAAGCCCGTCTCAGGGGCAATAAAATCTACGCTATAGGCTAATGCCGCAGAGGGCGTAGGTGCCAATGTAATGACCGTGCCAGCCGTTCCTGCGCTATCTGTGCTGTACATACGAGGGGTGCCTTGCGTTGTCGCATTGGGCCAATAATCACGAATGTAAGAATCTACTCTGTGGTCAAGATACGTCACAACATTTGTGTCTGTAATTGATACCTGTCGGATCATCCGCGCTGTGGGTATTGTGTATGACGCTGTGCCTGCCACAAGATTGGCCGCGCTAGATGTGGCGCGAAAGCATGGCAAGTTTGGCAGTCGCTGAAATACCATTTCTTCAGCTTGCGCTATTATCGTGTCGATTGATGCGACAAACTCTGTCGAGTCATCTTCCAAAAATTCTTGGATATTGGCTTTTAATGTTGTGTAACTCATATTATTCGCCCCATCCATCTTCTCCCCAGCCAGCATTACCCCAGCCAAGTATATCTATGCTTTCATTTCCAACGCCACCTGTGCCAGCAGCCCCAGTGGCAGTTGGTGATCCCACAACACCCTCATTTCCGACAGCACCAGTGCCGCCAAGGCCAGAAACAGTTTTAACAATTTCTTCAGTTATTGTGCCAACACCACCTGTGCCAGAAAGACCAGTGACAATTTTATTTGTTTCTAGTGCTTCTGATCCAACGCCACCTGTTCCAGAAGCTCCAGAAACTCCAACTTGCAAATCAGCAATGTATGTTGGGGAGCCAATTGCGCCTGTTCCTCCAACGCCAACTTCATTGATTGATACTTCAAGAGCCTCAACTCCAACCGATCCAGCACCACCCGATCCACCAACGCCAGTTACTTCAACGACAGGTATTTCAACGCCAACGCCACCTGTTCCAGCAACTCCAACTTCAGCAATTGATAGCTCAAATGTTTCAGTTCCAACAGCACCTGTTCCACTTGCGCCAGTCACACTATCGCTTAGTTCAACTACAACTGATGCAAAGACAGGCGTATTTGCCTGACCTCCCATAGCAGAGTGCTGGGTGCAATAGTAGTAAAGTGTCGGTGCAGAATTTGCGACAACTATCTGGGTGTAAGCCCCAGCATTCCCCGGTGTCCCTGACGTTGTCACGCCTGTTGTGTACTCGCTGCCTCCACCGTGTGTGCCGTTTGGCGTGGTGCTGAATCGCAATGGATGCCCAGAATTGCTGCTGTCGGACTGATCGAAATAATACGTTCTGCTTTCCATCAATTCCAGCGTGTCTTGCTGAACGCCAGCGATAAAGTATTTGTTTGCCCCACCAACATTTTGAACCGTCACTGCCAGCGTGACAACTTGAGCAGGATCAACAGCAACACCGCCAGTTCCGCTCACCCCAGAAGCAGTTAAGTCGCTGGCTGGTGATGCAGAACCAGAACTTCCCGTTCCACTAACACCAGTTGCGCTGAAATTTGTGTCAAGAGATAAAGTTGGAAAACCAACAAAAGCGGTGCCATCGACGCCAACTCCCGGTTTTTTTCGGGGGTCTATAAAGGGGTCGTAATTAAATCCAATAAATATTTCGACATTTTCGGGGTCATTGTCTGGCCGTGGATTAAACAAGGCCGTGGCATCAACAACATTTTTAGCAGGCGTTAACTGTGGGTTTTTTGGCTCCCAATCTTCTGGCGATACGCGCAGGCCGTCCCAAGTCGTTTTTAATTGCGTATAGGGAACCCGAAGGCCACTTCTATCGCTTATCGCTTGAGATTTTTTGCCCCGTGCGTATTTTGCCATTAATATAAATTCAGCGCAGTTGGCTGAACCCTCAAACTTACGCCATCGTTATCTGACGCTGCCGCAAACGTGAATGCCCTTTCGTAAATTTCGTTTAACACTTGGAACCTGTCTGGAGCGTTTTTTAGCGCCAGCTTGCTTGCCAGCCCCGCGCAAATGCAGTCGCTCCAGCGATATGGCACGTCAGCGTCTTGATTGCTGGCCGTGATGTCATCTAGCTGGTTTACTGACCAATAATTCAAGCTGTATGTGGTCACGTCTGGTATTTGCCAGATATAAATCAGAGGCGTATATTGCTTATCCAGCATATACTGTGATGGCTTTCCCGAAGATGTTTTGTTTGGCAGTTGGTTATAATCCGCAATGGACACACGATTGATAATTTGGTCAGACGTGTCCGTGCCTGCGCTATCTCTAATGACGGCGTCCATAATGTCGATGGTGCCAGCAGGAAGCGTGTACGGCGTTGTCTGGTCTTTTATCAACGTCAGGGTTCTTTGCTCCACTGCCCAGTAATTGATGCCTCTGTTGGCCCACTCACTAAACAACAGGTTTAGGCTGCGCCGTGCAGACACAGCCTTGTAACCTGTTTGGGTTTGCGGATCGATCCCACACCGCTCAAATGCCTCTGCGATGATTTCTTCAACATCTGGGCGAAACGCTACTGTATCTGAAGTCGCCATGAAGCAATCCTATGCGTAATGTTTTTTCATCCGCATGACGATATTATATGTATCGCCAGCGGCCCCAAGGCCAGTTGTTGTAAATAGGACATCACCAGTTGTGCTTCCATATTCTACCGTCGATGGCAATCCACCAAACTTGCTGAAGTCTTGGTATCCAATATCATCAGCCGCCATATGCATCATAATGACATCTGTGCTTGCGTCTGCCTCCACCATGACTGTCATGCCTTGGATTATCCACCAGCACTCCAAAAGACTTACCGAATTGCAGGACGCACCGTTTGCGCTTTTTGTCAAAGTTGAGACATCAACTTTTTTCACGGCATCTTCATCGCCAGTATCAACATATTGCAATTGGAATGCCATGACTACTTCGCTGGTATTTTCAGAAAGCGTTTTTATGCTTGTAATATTAGCCACTTTGACCCTCCTATAAATTGCTGGTGGGGCCGAAACCCCACCAATAAATTATGTTACGTTGTTGCTTTGTGCATAGACAACGGTGACTGCGCCAACACCATTTCCAGTGTTTGCTGTGGTCACGATCAGCCTGTGATCGCCTGTGCCTGTGTTTAG